AGCGAATGGAGAGCTGGCCAGCGAGCGTAACAGCAAGTGCCATACGCAAGTCATAGAAACGAAAATATTGCGATCCAAGAGCACCATAAGCTGAGTTTAGAGATACTTTTTTTGCAAGTTGTAGATTATTATACCGAGCAATTCGCTTTTCAATCTCGTATAGCTTACTTTTGTCTTTTTCATCTTCGTATTCTTGTTTCGCTTTAAGCATTAGCTTTTTAAACTTTTTACGATCTTCATACATTTCTTCCATCATTGAAGGTAAGAATCCTTTAATATCTGTACGGAAGAATTGGCCATTTGGTGTCAAAGTAACATTTTTTAGTTTTGATGTATCAACTTCTTTATTTAAGAGTTTTTCAACAGAAACACCAGAAGAAATAACTTCTCGCATTTCTGGTGTATAGTCTTTAGGATCAATCAAACATTCTGGTGAAATTGAATATTGCATCATTAAATGTGGATACAGCGAATTCAAATCAAATGATGCAACCCAATCGTGTTTACCGACTTGCACCTCTTTGACATAAGCACCTTCAAATGCAGAATCTTTTTCTTGAATCACGCGAGGAGGAACAATAATGTTTCTCTCTAACAAATATGAATACGTTAGAGAATCCCACATTCTAGTTTGTGTAAAAACATCTTCAAAATTAGATTTTGTATCATATGCAAGAGTAATTGCTAGTTCAAGCAACTTCAACTTATCTTCTAATTTAATGATAAGATCAACGTCTTTGATGTTGTACTCAATAAACTTTTGATAGTTTAATTTGTATAATTGATGCAGATTATCAAATTCATCAAATGATAATTTGCTTTCTCCCAACTCGACGTTAGCAATACTATTCAGTTTGTATGATTCTTGTGACTTACCACCTGGAGCATACCATCTATACAATTCGATGTAATCAAGTGTTGCAATACCCATCATTTCATATGCAATCTGTTGCCGATTCATAATCATCAACTTTCGCTCAGAAATGTGATACCAAGGCGACAATTTTCTCGATTCACCTTCACCAAGAATCTTTTCAAACCGATTTACAAGATATGGAATATCAAAGAATTTAATATTCCAACCAGTAATAATATCAGGACATTTATCTTTCCAGTCTTCTAGAAATCTTTTACAAAGTGTCCACTCATCTTTACATTGAAAGTATGTAACATTATCATCATAATTATTATAATCGCCGCAACCATACACACGGGTATTACCGTTAAGATATGAGATTGTAATTGCAGTAATTGGTTCGATTGCATCATAAGGATCTGGAAAACCATTCTCTGATCCAACCTCAATATCAATTACCGCAATGACAATTTTATCTAAATCCCAATCAATCATTCCTTGATGTTGATCTGCAATAAATGCATATTCATATCTAGTATTACCATAGATTTTTGGTGCACCAGCTACATCTTGAAATTGCTTAATGTAATCTCTAGCACATTTTAAATCTTCAAACGACTTTTTCTCTAGTGGCGAACCATCTAGAGTACGATATTGACCTTTCTTGTTTGGAATAAAAAGAGAAGGAGAATAGTTAACTTTCTCCTTCACTCTTTTACCATTAACAACGCCTCGATAAAGAATATTATTACCGAAGCTCTGCACATTGGTATAGAAATTAGACATTAATCAATGATAAGTTCTTGTTTCTCTGGAATGATGATTTCTGAGAAGATTTTGTTGTAATTTTCAACATATCGTTCACCTGGTACATAAGAGTATACCACAGCTTTCTTTGGAAGGCAAATTGTTTTACCTTTTTGTGCTTCGCTGTGTAAAGGAAATGTTAGAAACTCTACGTTAGGTTTACCGTTATTAACTGGCATAACAGCAATGATCACTGGATTAATCAAAACATATTCAGTTTCAGACTCAGATTCAATTTCGCTCAGAACATCTTCACCTGTTTGAAGTTTTAAAATAAGCATATTCATTTTTATTTCCTTATAAAAAAATTGGTGGGCCCAACAGGACTTGAACCTGTGACCAATGAATTATGAGTTCACTGCTCTGACCAACTGAGCTATAGGCCCGTGAGATTTATTACTATAACACTAAATTTATTTAATGTCAATGTAATTTTGGTGCTCCGAGTCGGACTCGAACCGACACACCCGAAGATAAGGGATTTTAAGTCCCTTGCGGCTACCTATTACGCCATCGGAGCAGTTAAACTTTTCGAAATATTCTTTTTATGTTGATCACTTTTTGGTTTACCTTTGTTGCCAGCGCCAGCTTTAGAAGGATTACTTATGTTCTTCATATGCTCTCTCGCAGCTTCAATACCAACCTTTTCAACTAATCTATCCCACCGATTAGCCCAAGTACCATGTCTTTTGGCATCTTCAATATTCTCTTTTCTAGTACCCCAATACAAATGCTTTGGGTTAGAACACTTACCGTTACCGCAATAGTGGCATAAATCAACTTTTTCAGGTAAATTAGTATCTAAGTACTGAGCTAAAATTCCACGATGTACCGTACTATTTCCACCTCTTTCATTACATGGTTCGTTCATGTCTAGATGAGCACTACGCACTTCTCTACTCTCAACGATCCATTCTTCTACTTTAATCATCTCAGTCTCCTTAGTAAACACATTATTATTTATAATATCGTGTTTTTCAGAAGAACTTTTATTATACTCCAATTTTTAATTAAAGTCAAGCACTAAATTTGGCTCCGTCATATTTTTTATTTTAACAGGACGAGAACGGAAGCACCCTTGATTAGTCGTTCCACCACTACCGCGTTTTTTATTATTCCTCTAGTAGAACGTATTCGTCTTTATGACAACCGCAACTAGGACAAAGATAAAACATTGGCAAATCTTCAAATTTACCATCAACTTCTTCATCGTGTATACAACTACACACCTGACATTCATATTTCATAAAAAAAACTCCTAATAAAAAAGTGGAGCGGAATATCGGAATCGAACCGATGACAGGAGATTGGAAATCTACAGTTTTACCATTAAACTAATTCCGCATTAACCAAACATACTTTTAAGTTTATCTGCTGCACAAGATGCAGCAAATGCTTTTGGTTTCACCAAAGGAACTACGTTACACATTCCTTTTACATAACCAATCGCTTCATTGATCACGATATTGGAATTATACATCTCATCAGGATTAATGTCAAGATGAACTTCGATATCATTTTCAATAATTTCTGCTAATTGTAAATACATTTCTGAAACTTTATAGACTTCGTTCATAAGTCTCATTCTTGGTTTTTTATTAACTTTATCGTAGTCAATTTCTCTTGTAATTTGGCCGAAGATTTTACAACCATTTTGTCCATTTATATGAATCACGATTGCAATAACATAATCTGCATGCCATACACCTTTAACATTGACTCTTTCTGAGTCACAACCTAAATAAACTTTTGTATCTGGTCCACATGATTCAATATATTCTTTTACTTTTTCTAAGTTTATTTTTTTATGAAACATATGGCCTTTTGGTTGGTGCCCTTGGACGGAATCGAACCGCCTATCTCCTGGTTACAAATCAGGCGCATCGCCAACAATGCTTCAAGGGCATTTTTAATCGTATATATGATTGGTCCTTCCGGGTGGATTCGAACCACCGACGCTCCCTAATCTGGGGACTGATGCCGGGTATAAACCGGGTGTTTTACCGCTAAACTACAGAAGGGTTTTAATTTTATCCCATGTTAAATTATTTTTATCCAACACAAGAATTTTAACATTGTTTTGTTGTATTGTCAAGTCTATTTTTATTCTATCTTTTTTGATTAAAAAATCATTTTTTGGATCTAGATATACATCATATTCTATTAAATAAAAGTCTGGTAAATAATGTCTGTTTTGTTTGCCATCAAACCATTTCAATCCTTTTGATGGTCTTCTCCATTTTACATCATTCTCATCTAAACTTCTTGCAACAATCAACTCATAAGAAGAATCTAATAACACACCTTTATAATTCTCTCTTTTTGACCAAAAAGGCTTATTTTTTAAGCGCTCAATCATTCTTTGTGATTGTTTCTCCTTAAATTCTACTGTATGAGGGGTTCCTTTAAAAATGTGGCCGGATTCTCTCATTTGTTTTTGTTTTAAAAGACCTAATAATCCATACTCTTTTGCTTTATTATGTGTATGACTTCTTGCCACATGACCATTTCGACCAGAAAGAGTATTAAATACTTTTGAGCAATGTTCACAAACAAATTCTTTTATTTCAGAAAATTTTTGTTTTCGTAATATTTCTTTTTGAGCGAAAGTTCCTTCACCATTACACGCATTGATGTGTCGCGTATAATTAGATGAAGATATCTCAATACTACATTTTGGACATGTTTTTTTAGTTATTTTTTTCATACAAAGTTATCTCCTTGTATGTATTTATATTAATTCTAATCTCCGCCGCACACCAGTGCTATCTACCATATTGAAGCATACTATTTTTATAAAAGTTCGAGTCTTGATGATAACTCAAGGGCTCCCCGACCTGGGATCGAACCAGGGACCGACGGATTAACAGTCCGGCGCTCTACCTCTGAGCTATCAGGGAAAACTTAATTCAATTACTCAATAAGATCACATACACGACATTCATATTTCATACAGTTCTCCTTTTAAATTGGCCCGCCTGGACCGATTCGAACGGCCGACCGATCGGGTAGAAGCCGATTGCTCTATCCACTGAGCTACAGACGGAAAAGTTTAACGGGCGCGTTCTAAAGAATCTTTACGCATC